CTTAGACTCTGTTTTCTCTTCTTTATCTTCGGACTCTTTCTTCATAGGTTGGCCAAAATCGAATCCCTGAAAGTCAACATCACATAATTCTGCTGCAAGCTTCTTCTGGTCCCAGCTTGCAAATTCCGCAGTTTTATTATCGTAGAGTCTGTATTTCTTTTTCTGCGCTTCCGTAAGGCCTGATACTACAATTACATCACACTCATCATATCCAAGCTTCCTAAGAGCCTTATATCGTGTATGACCAGCTAATATGACATTATCCTCGTCAACAATGATAGGAGAAATATAGCTGCATTGCTTTATGCTCTCCATGACATCTTCGACAGCATCATCGTTGATTCTAGGATTATTCTCATAGGGCTTTATATCATCAAGCCTCTTTTTCAAGTATTCCATTCTGTTTCTCCCTTCCGTCTAAGAAGTTTCCTTAACCCCTTTTCGGCACCTAACACATCTCCAGCTAGAGCCTGCCCTCTCAGTGTCCGTATCTGCTGACGGGTAAGCATAGCTGAATGCTTTTTGAGTATTTTTAAAAAGCCGTTCATAATTTAATCCTTCCTGCTTCTCAGCAACATCTCCATCATATCACCTGGAGCCGCAGCACCCTGATACTCCACAGAACAGTTTGCTTTGACAATGCTCTGTATCTGAAACCATAAAGCATTAGCCTGCTTAATATAGTTCTGACTCATATTGACATAAGGAGAAGTAATCGGCTGCCCAGAAGTAGGATGTTTTGCAAGATAGCCATACTGACTTATCGCATTCTCACACGCAATCCAGCGGGCTACGCTCATTGCATATTGAGAAATCAATTGTACATTTATCAGCTCCGCACAGCCTCTCTCCTTTAGCCACAAGTAGGTTTCCCTGTAAATTTCTTCAGCAGCGAAGCTCTCACCATCCTTTTGACGAGCTAGCATATACTCCTTAACAGGGGGAACATCGTTACCAAACAAATCCGCAGGCTCTGGAAATTCAATTATCTCAGCATGCTGTCCGCTATTAATTTTGTCCACTAAAGGTTTTGGCTTACGGCCTGCTCCTACACGTGGGCCGCCTCTATTAGTACCATCTTTTGCCATGGCTATCACCTCCTTTGATATAGCTGAAGCCTTAATTACCTATTTGAAATGCAATTTTTCTGCGTGATGCTGGGCCCCGTTTTTTCAGGGCCTGCCTCACAGAGATTTGACCCGCCCCTCGGGGTTGACTTATATGATATAATGAAAAGAAAAGTCTGATGAGGTGCCGTAATGTTCAATAAACCACCACTAGAGTTTTTATTCTTTGATAGCTCCGATACCAAAATTAAGCAGTTGTCTGTTGAACCCTCTATAGTATTTCAACACCTTAGCAATAGAGATTCTTTCTTCCACTACGATTTCATAAAAGCCGACATGCGTAAAAGAGATTACTCCGATTCTATATATACTAATCTAGCAAATGTCACTAATCTAAACACAAACGATACTTCAATAGCTCTAGTATATATATTACCTCTAGAAATACATTTTTTTGTTGGATTAAAAGACTTCATTGAAATGGGAGAAGATTATAAAACTGTATACTATAGAGCAGATTACAATTATTGTTCTTATGAACTAAGTTACAGCCGCATTAAAAGTTTCTCTATCGAAAGGAATCGCAAACAGGATAAGCTTACTCTTTACATAGCAAAATCAATTAAAGATCCTATTGTTGAAGAAAACAAAATAGTATTCCTGTTTCCTACAAACACCGAAACAGATTACTTTGATTTAATTGTTCAAAGATTAAACAGAATAAGGCACCGCCCACATAAAAATAAAGGCGAATGAAAATACTATTTTTCTCTCCTATCACCTATCTCAGCATGAACCTTCTCGTGGCAGGAGTTGCACAATGCCATCAAGTTCTCAGCCGCATGAGTGCCACCAACACTTAAAGGTTTCTTATGGTGAACCAGCACGGCAGTTCTAGCCTTACCTTTGCTCCAACATAACTCACATAAAGGATGCTCCTCAATGTAATGCTTACGGATTTTAGTCCAAGTGCTGCCGTAGCGTTTGCTCTCATCATAGCCACGCTGAAACTTGTTGTAGTGCTTCTCTATCTGTTGTTTATGTTTCTTACAATAACAATCGCCCTCTACTGCATAGTCTTTACATAAGGTCATGCGGCAAGGGCGTTTTGGCTTTATAGGCATAATTTTCTCCATCAAAAAAGCCGGTGCTCTAGGTTTTATCCTAAAGCATCGGCTTGTTCTTTATCCTGTTTTGCTAGTTTACATTATATCATAGTTCCCTACTCCAAAGTAGTCCATTTTACTCCATTTTACTCTATTCTGTTGTAAATCTTGGAGAATTCTTTTAAAGCCTCACCATGAACACGATAAACATTGCTGTGGCAGAAATGCATATTGTGTGCTATTTCTTCCCAGCTCTGCAAACACAGATACCTTAATTCAAGAATTGTACGATACTCATTAGTCTCAACCATACCAATGGTACGTGCTATCTCTGCTTTAACATCTAAAAGTTCCTTTATAGCATCACGTAACTCGTCTTCCATAGCCACAATTCTTGTAATTACATCTTCGAGCTTATGATTATTACGGCTTCCACTAGCTGGCACAACGCTAAAGGTAGTTGTTACTTTAGTTGCCAATGACTCTAAGCTTTTAATCTGCTCAATTTTGCTAGTGATGCGTTGATTGACAAAAAATGCTCTATTCAAAAACTCCTTAGCTTTCATACTAATCCTAGCTCCTTATCTAACATATAAATCAGTTGCTCACTATCAAGCAAGGTAAGTCTATCAAAATACTCACTACGGAAGAACTTTAGACACTCACGCTTTTCATGTATGGCGTCAATGTCCCATTTATCTTTCTTCAGCTTTTTGCAGGCTTTCCTATAGTCATTGCAGGCCATAACTATAATAGCATGCGCCAGATTTTCATATAAGCAATCCATCTACTTCACCTCCAACTGAGCCTTAACAGCATCTATCAATCTGTCCTGGGTGCTCTCTTTATTTTTAAGAGCCATCATTATATTTTCATCAACAGTGCCTTCAGTAACGATGTATTGGACCACAACAGTTTTGTCCGTTTGTCCTTGACGGTAAAGGCGGCAGATGCATTGTTGTTGCAATTCAAGGCTCCAGGTCAGGCTATACCAGACCATTACTGATCCGCCGTTCTGAAGGTTAAGCCCATGACCGGCTGAGCTAGGCTGAATAAGACCTACATCCAGCTCCCTATTATTCCACGCCTTTATGCTTTCGCTAGTATTAATAACAGAGAACTTCAACTTCAGTTTTCTTAGCCTTTCAACAATACACTCAAGGTCATGCTTGTACCAATAACAAACCATCACAGGCTTTCCGTTCATTGACTCAATTATGTCCTCCAGAGCATCCAGCTTATGATTGTGTATCACAGAGTACCCATCATCCTTATAAATACAGCCATTAGCCATCTGACCAAGCTTGCCACATAAAGCCGCAGCATTAGAGGCAGTTATGGTTTCCCCTTCAATCTGAAATACCAGGTCCTTCTTCATAGTATCATAGACTTCCTTTTCTTTTTCCGACATCCTCACCATATAGGTGTTGGAAATTAGTTCAGGCATTTTTAGATAATCGCAGGAGCGCATAGATATAGTAATATCACTGATAGCCTTGTATATTCTCTCTTCTGCACCTTCCTGAAGTTTGTATGTATAAATCACATTCGCATTACGTTTATCAGGCAGAAAATACTTCAACCTATACTGAGTAATAAACCTTCCAAGCCTTTTACCAAAGTCCAGCACCTTGAACTCCGCCCATAAATCCATAAGTCCATTACTGCTAGGAGTTCCTGTAAGTCCTACAACCCGTTCAGCACCTAGCCGCAGATTCATGACAGCTTTGAATCGTTTAGCCTGCCTATTCTTGAAACTCGACAATTCATCGAGAACCAGCATCGAAAACTGCTTCCTGCATTTATTAACCATCCATTCCAAGTTCTCCCTGTTGATAATATAGATATCGGCATCAGAATTGAGGGCTGCAATCCGTTCCCTTTCTGTGCCTACAGCAACAGCATAGCGAAGCCCTTTAGTATGGTCCCACTTCTCAATCTCAGCAGGCCAACTATCGCGTGCAACCCTTAATGGTGCTACCACAAGCACCTTACCAATTTCCTTTTTTAGAGCCAAAATAGCCGTTAATGTAATTACGGTCTTTCCTACCAAGTCCCATATCAAGCAAAACTGCCGCTGTCTTATGGTTCTTTATATGCTCAATCGCAAACAGCTGATAATCATGTGGTATGAACTTCATTTGGCATCACCTCCTTCTTCCTCTCCATATACAATCTCACGCAGAATTCCCTGAATCTGCTCTACACTATCAATCACATACACCTTAAAGCCAAGATCCTTCAATTGCTTATGCCTTACAAGCTGCAAGGGTCTTGGCTTTTTTCCTGGTGCTTTCAGTTCCACGAATGCCACATTCCCTCCAGGGAACAATAAGAGCCTGTCAGGAGCACCATTAAAATTTACCGGTACAAACTTATGTGCAAT